ATACCTGAACAGGTATTTGAGGCCGCTGGTGGCTCCATGTCGGGACACAATGCCGTGACCTTGCTGCTGGGCAACCCGGTGAGGTCCAGTGGATTCTTCTACGACACCCACAACCGGCTTGCTGATGACTGGGTCACCATGAAGGTAGCGTGCGCTGACTCACCTCAAGTCAGCCAGGAATACATTGAGGAGATGAAGGCGCGTTACGGTGAAGAGTCGAACGCTTACCGCATCAGGGTTTTGGGTGAATTCCCACGCAGTGACGATGACACGGTGATCCCTATGGAGTTGCTGGAGATGGCCTCCAACCGGGACGTTGAGGCCAGCCAGCACGCCCCGATGATCTGGGGCTTGGACGTTGCCAGGTTTGGCTCTGACAAGTCAGCCTTGTGTAAGCGGCAGGGTAACGCTGTTACTGAGCCGATCAGGACATGGAAGAACCTAGACCTGATGCAGCTCACGGGTGCCGTTGTCGCTGAGTGGGAAGTCTTGATGCCAAGCTCCAGGCCGGCAGAGATCTTGGTGGACTCGCTTGGTTGGGGTGCTGGAGTGGTCGACCGCTTAAGGGAACTGGGTTTGCCTGCTCGCGGGATCAATGTGTCAGAGTCCCCCGCCATGGGCCAGACGTACAGAAACCTCAAGGCTGAGTTGTGGCACAAGGCCAAGGCATGGCTTGAGGCGCGGGACTGTCGGATGCCCAAGGATGAGGCGTTGATCGCTGAACTGGCGACAGTGCGCTACTCATTCACGTCCAGCGGGAAGATCCAGATTGAGGGCAAGGACGAGATCAGGAAGCGCGGCCTACCGTCCCCTGACCGGGCCGATGCGTTTTGCTTGACGTTCGCAAGTGACGCTGTTGTCGGGATGTATGGGTCGAGCATGTCGGGGAAATGGTCGCAGCCATTGCGCAGGAACCTGCCCAGGGTTGCATAATTGGGGAACTTTTGAAAGGGCAAGCATGAAGATGACCAAAGCGCAAAAGAAAGTTGGCAAGGTGATGGGTGAGTACAAGTCTGGGACCCTGCACTCTGGCAAGGGCGGCAAGGTTGTGAAGAACCCCAAGCAAGCCATTGCAATTGCCATGTCAGAGGCCAAGATGCCCATGCGCGGCTCACGCACTGCCAAGAACATGAAGACCAGGGGCATGAAGTGAAGCCGGGTTTGTATGCCAACATCGCGGCCAAGCGTGAGCGCATCGCTGCCGGTTCCAAAGAGAAGATGCGCAAACCCGGCACTCCCGGCGCCCCCACGGCCAAGGCTTTTAAGCAGTCAGCCAAGACGGCCAAGGCCGCAAAGAAGAAATGACGAGGACATATGGCAACAAAAGACTATGAACGCGCAGCCGAGCAGATGATGAAGGCCAATGGCGCCAAGTGCCCCACGGCCACTCAAGACATCACGGTCAACCTAAAGAACCGTGGCAAGGCCATCAACTCTGCCGAGTACGGCCCAGAAAACCCGGCCCTGCCAAACAAGCAGTTTTGGATGAAGAAGGCCAGCGCCTGGGAAGTGAGCGAGAAGGACGCGAAGACAGCTCTTTGCGGTAACTGCTCCGCATTCAATCAAGACAAATCGATGCTTGACTGCATCGCCAAGGGTATCGGTGACGAGGGTGACCCCTGGGCCATGATCGAGGCTGGTGACTTGGGGTACTGCGAGATCTTTGACTTTAAGTGTGCCGCCAGCCGTACTTGTGACGCCTGGGTCGCTGGCAGCGAAGAGGGTGAAGATGAAGGCGAAGACGAACACATGGGCGAAGAGGGCGAGTACAGCGGCAATGACATGGGGTCTGCTGGCATGGGTTCGCTGATCACGATCAATGTGGGTGGGAAGGATTGACATGGACGAGAACCGAGCAATGGGTGCAGGCGTGTTTCGACCCCCCAATGAGCAGCAGATGCAACTGCAAGAGTTGATGCGCAGCCTTAACCTTATGAACCGTCCACCTGACGTGATGATGGGCACCGGCAACGAGCTGGGCTATGCCAGTTTGATGGGCCGAGGGGTTAGACCTCAGTCGCGGCCCATGATCGCTGGCTCGATGGGCACCCAGACTCCCATGGGCCTGCTTGAAATGTCCAGAGAATTCACGCCCACCGGCCCGGTTGACGAGGCCACACTCAGAAACCAGATGCCCATGATGGGCGGTTTGCTGGGTGCTGACGTTTTCCAGAGTATGCAAGACCCATCGCGTGGCGCGTCCATGTCGTACCAGCGCCCAGTTGGGCCTGGCATGGCAAGTGTCAGACAGACCAACCGTGTCGGCCAGGACGAGCAATTGCGGCGTGAGCAGCAGATGCAGTACCTGATGCAGGTTGGCAAAAACATGGGCCTTGGCCTTTACGCTGACAGGGCTGACATGGGCGCAGGCATGGGGCCGATGAACTACGGCGTGCGGATGCAGGGCCAGTTTTGATCTCTCCCATCGCTGTTGCCACCGAAATGACACCTATTGGAATATGCTCAAAAAACGAAAAGTGCTTACCCGTACTTCTCAAATCCATTGAGCTATATGTCCCAGAGGATGTTGAGATTTTTATAACCAGTCCAAACATACAGTCTTTGCCAAGGCATAAAGTGCATCACTTTGTGCATACATATGAGACTTGTGGTGCTGCACACAACTTCATAGCTCACAAGATATTTGAGGCGCATGATAATTTTATTGCCATTGATGACGATGCGGTGCTGAATCCAAACACATACAGCGTATTGATGGAGGACGTGAATTTGCTTAAATCAATGGGCTTTAAAATTGGTTGTGTAGCTGGGAGGACGAACTACGCAAAGGGTTTTCAGAACATTCGCAGGGGAGAAGGCAATCTGTCTTCACTTGGGTATGAGAGTGAGAATCAGATTATTGAAACAGATTATTTGGCTGGGATTGTTAGTTGGTGTCAAAAATCAACTTGGATTGAACTTCCTCCAATAGACTGGTTTGCAGATGACTTGGCTTGCAATGATCTTATAAAAAATGATTGCAAGTTATTTGTATCACGCGCATATTTCCATCATGTTGGTTCGCAAACATTTGGAACTGACTTTGCCAAGTGCAAACAAAACTCAGAAGTCTGGTTACGCGAAAACAGACCAGATATGCACAAAAAATATTTTGGGACTCAAAAGTGATCTCGCCGATATGCGTCAGCACAGTACACGGCAAAGGTTTGCGGGTGATGCTCACAAGCATCGCCGAGTACTGTCCCGAAGTGCCTGTTTATTTGCGCGGCCCTGAGTCCATCATTGACGGCTTTGACGCTGACTTCAAAGTCTTTGGTGCGCCAAGAAGTTTTGGCGAAGACTACAACGACATCATGGACCGCGCATTTGCTGACGGGTTTGAGTCTGTTGTTGTGGCAAATGATGACATTGTCCTGACCCCCACCAGTTACAAGCATTTGCTGGAGGATGCAGCGCAGCTCAAGGCTGAGACTGGCAAGCCTGTTGGTTGGGTGGCTGCCAGGTGTGATGCTGCGCGTGCAATGCAGAACATTCGCAGCAATCCATTTGACCAGCAGCTTGAATACTTTAAGTATCTTTGGGAAGATCACATCATGCCCATGGAGTGCCCCAGCCCCATCTTTGCCTGGATCTCGCGTGAGGCTTGGGAAGTGGCGAAATTTCCCCCGCTGAATTGGTACTCTGATGATGTGCATTGCACCGATTTGCTGGCCGCCGGGTTTCAGCACTACCTGTCCAGGTCCTATGTCCACCACGTTGGCAGCCAGACAATTGGCTTGGACGGCAACCGGCTGACTCAGCAGGCCGTGCCATGGATACGCAAGAACAGACCAAAATATGCAGCAGACTGGTTTGATACGTAAGGAATCCCAATATGAAGACACCAGCGTGGCAGCGTAAAGAAGGAAAGAGTCCGAGTGGCGGCTTGAACGCCAAGGGCCGCGCCAGCGCCAAGGCCGAGGGCATGAATCTGAAAGCGCCGGTCAAGAGTGGCGACAATCCGCGCAGGGCATCATTCCTTGCGAGAATGGGTAATATGCCTGGCCCTGAGATGAAGGGCGGCGAACCAACGCGCTTGTTGCTGAGTCTCAATGCGTGGGGAGCTTCATCAAAGGCCGATGCCAGAGCAAAGGCTAAAAGTATTTCTGCAAGGAACAAAAAATGATCAAAGATCTTGAAATCAGCACCGACATCGCATCCGCAGAGACGATGGATGACAGTGAGCTGCAAGGCATCATCACGTCTGACCTTGAGGACGCTGTCAGCTACATTGACTCAGACCTGAGTCCTATCAGGGCCAAGGGGACCGAGTACTACCGAGGTGACCCCTTTGGCAACGAGGAAGAGGGGCGCTCCCAGGTTGTTGCCATGGAGGTGCGCGACACTGTCAGCGCCATGATGCCCAGCCTCATGCGGGTGTTTTTCAGCACCGAGAACACAGTCGAATTCTTACCTCGCGGCCCAGAAGACGAGAAGGGTGCGCAGCAGGCCACTGACTATGCAAACCTGATCTTCAATTCGGACAACAACGGGTTTATGACCACTTATGCG